AGGTTTTATTAATATTTATAATAATAAAACAAATGAATTTATAAAAAAATTAAATAAAGATATTACCAAAAGAGGTAAGGCACTTGGCATGAGTGATGATGAAATTTCAATGGCAACACTTAAAGTAAGAAATGATGGTCAGTATAAATTTGATAGTGGAGGAGATGAATATTTTTCAAGAGTGAGACAAAACCAGTTTCCTGGAATGGAAAAGTATGTAAGAACTGGAGAAAAAATGAAAACTCAAGATAGATATGGATATGAAGAAAGTGCAAATACTTTGCAGCTTATTAACATGCCTTATATTGACTTAAAACCTAGAGAAGATTTTGATCCTAACCTTTTAAAGAAAATTGGCTTTCCTCAATTCAAAAAGGGTGGTAAAACAAAAACTTCAAAGGCAGATCCTTTGATTGACATCGAAATATTCTTTGAAAGCATATAATGGCCATAGATAAAAAAATTCAACCTACAGAAAATGACATTGTAATAGATCAATATGCAAGTAGCCCTATTGAAATAAATATTGAAGGGCAACCACAAAATAACATAGAAATGTTACAGGATGGTGGTGCTATCATCGGTCCACAAACACTTAACATGCAAGCTACTTTTGATTCTAATTTAGCAGAATTTGTTGATGAAGATGAATTAGAAAAAATGAGTTCAGACTTGATTGCTGACTATGAGACTGATAAAGAAACAAGAAAGGATTGGGAACAAGGCTACACACAAGGATTAGACCTTCTAGGATTTAAATACGAAGAGAGATCACAGCCCTTTCAAGGAGCAAGTGGTGTAACCCACCCAATGTTAGCAGAATCTGTTACGCAGTTTCAAGCACAAGCATACAAAGAATTACTTCCAGCAGGTGGTCCAGTAAAATGTGACATTGTTGGAGCTCTTAATCCTCAAGTTGAAGAACAAAGTAAAAGAGTTCGAGACTACATGAATTATCAAATAACTTCTGTAATGGAAGAGTATGATCCTGACATGGATCAAATGTTATTCTTTTTAGCATTAGCAGGTTCTTCTTTTAAAAAAGTTTATTACGATGCAAACTTAGGTAGAGCGGTTGCAAAATTTATTCCCGTTGAAGATTTAGTTGTTCCTTATCATTCTACAGATTTAGAAACAGCTCCGCGTATTACACATGTTTTAAAACAAAATAAAAATGAAGTTAGAAAAAGTCAAGTTAATGGTTTTTACCGAGATGTTGATCTTGAGTCAATGCTGCCAAACGAAAGTGCTATTCAAGAAAAATATAATTCTATTGAAGGAGTAAGTCCTAGTGATATTCAGTATGATAACGAATGTACATTACTTGAAATACATTGTGATTTAGACATACCAGGATTCGAAGATATCGGTTTGAATGGTGAGCCTACAGGTATTAAATTGCCTTACATAATTACAATCGATGAAGGATCAGGAAAAGTTTTATCAATCTACAGAAACTATAAACAAGAAGATCCTCAAAAAAAGAAAATACAATATTTCGTTCACTATCGTTTCCTTCCAGGTCTTGGCTTTTATGGTTTTGGTCTTATCCATATGTTGGGAGGTTTATCAAGATCGGCTACCTCCTCGTTACGTCAACTTATTGATGCGGGAACATTATCAAACTTACCAGCAGGATTTAAAGCAAGAGGTCTTCGAATTAGAGATGATGACAATCCATTACAACCGGGCGAGTTTAGAGATGTTGATGCTCCAGGAGGAGACCTAAGAGCAAACTTTGTACCTCTTCCATATAAAGAACCAAGTCAAACTTTATTTATGCTTCTTAGTTTTTGTGTAGATGCAGGAAAAAGATTTGCTGCTGTAGCAGACGCAAAAATTTCAGATTCAAACAATGCTAATCCAGTTGGAACAACAATGGCAATGATTGAACAAGGAACTAAAGTAATGAGCGCAATTCATAAAAGAATGCATTATGCTCAAAAAGTTGAATTTAAATTATTAGCAAGAGTATTTCAATTATATCTTCCACCAGAATATCCTTACAATGTTTCAGGTGGCGAACGAATGATTAAGGTTCAAGATTTTGATGATAGGATTGATATCATCCCAGTATCTGATCCAAACATCTTTTCAATGTCACAAAGAATTCAATTGGCTCAAGCACAATTACAACTTGCACAATCAAACCCACAAATACATAATCCTTACGAAGCATATAGAAGAATGTATCAAGCACTTGGAGTACAAAATGTTGACGCTATTTTACCTCCACCTGCTAGGCCACAACCAAAAGATCCTATTACAGAAAATGCAGAATTACTTATGAAGAAAACTGCTCAATCTTTTGCTGAACAAGATCATGTTGCTCATATCAATACACATAGAGCTTTCATCTCTTCTGTATTAGTTAGAACTATGCCTGATGTAATGGTTAATATTACCGCTCACATACTTCAACATACTTCAATGTTGGCAACACAAAATGTTTTAGAGAAGAATAAAGATAAAATTGATGCACTTACTCAACAATTTGGAGGTCAAATACCTGAACAAATACAAGCGGCTGTTAATAAATTGTTAAATGAACAAATTGCTCAAGTAGAAATGGAGCTAATGTCTCAAATGATTGCGGAAGAGCAAGAATATCTTGAAGGCGGAGGGGAAGATCCACTAGTAGAGCTTAAAAAAGAAGAAATAAACATCGAAAAACAAAGAGTACAAGCCGATAACATGGCTAAAATGGCTAAAACTGAACTTGATATTGCAAAATTACAACAAAAATCTGAAATAGATGAAGCTAAACTACAACAAACAGCAGAATTAGCTGCAAAACGTAATAATATTCAAATGCAAAAGTTAAAAGGTGGAAGATGATTAATCCAAAATTAAATGTTGATGAAATTGTTCATGATTTAACTAATTATGCTTTTGAAAATAATAGAAATCAAGAAGAGATGTTAATTGTTGCATCTATGATGATGGTTACTGCAAAAATGATTTATTTACAAACCTTAGGTAATAATGGTAATACAGTCTTTGAGAATGATAAAGAAATTATTCTTGAGCAACAAAAACCAACAGTACACTAAGGGGTCGTATGAAATTTAAGAACGCAAAAATGACCAAAGTTCCACAAAAAAATCCTTTTCCAAAGACAATTGCAGTGTCAGACGCGGAAGTTGTCTACTCTCCTTTTGTTTATAAAAAAAATAAAGGAAGTGGACCTCAAGGGCAGACAAGCACCATGCAAATTAAAAAAGTAGCTTTTAAGGGTGTAAAATAGTATATAAATCTACTTTAATAAAGGAGGTTATATGAACCTATTAAAAGATCTATGGTCACACATTAAAGAATGGAGTGACTGGCAAATGAAAGATTGGATCAAAGCCGCTATTGTAGCGATCGTAGTTATCTGGGTATTAAGCTGGATGACAGGCGGAGCCGCATAGTGCTACAAGCTCTCGGAGGGTTACTTGGTGGTAAAAGCGGAGCTTTAAAAACCATCGCTAAAGTAGTCGACGAGATTCATACATCAGAGGAAGAAAAATTAGATAAAAAGATTTTAATGCAACGCATTCAACAAAAGCTTGCAGAAAAGCAATTAGATGTTAATGCAAAAGAAGCCACCCATCGCAGCGTATTCGTTGCTGGGTGGCGACCATTCATAGGCTGGATTGGAGGGCTTGCTTTAATGTTTTCCTTCATCCTATCTCCCTGTATTGAATGGTATGCAAAATTTTCAGGTATAGATATTGTACCACCTGTCATAGAGACTGGGCCTCTTCTGGCCATAGTCACCTCAATGCTCGGGGTCGCCGGGATGAGATCATTCGAAAAGGCAAAAGGATTAACTAAATAATGAGTTGGAATTTTAATGAGATGTTAGACAAGTGTTGGATAACAGCACTTAAACATGAACCAGACGCAAAACTTTATCAAGGGTTTGCTACAAAAGAAATGAAATTTGTAAATTGTGTTTTTAGAGGAAAGAATAATACAACTCTTTTAGTAAAGTGTACTGATGAAGGTAACACACATTTAAAAGATCTTGACAGTCCTTATATGGATGATTGTGTTATTCATCCACCTATAAAAATGTCACAAGAAGAATCACTAAAAATATTAACAGAGCATTTAATAAATCCAGAGTGGTCAAATGTTGTTCTACGTAAACCTCTTGGACCAGAACCAATTAACACTTCTTATATTTATACATGCGTTACTGGTTATTGGGCCGTGGATACAGAAACAGGAGCCGTTACTAAATTCTCATGACATACGACGAATTAGCTGGTTCCGTAAAATTATCTGAAGGCTTTAGAGATCACGTATATATAGATACGGAAGGATTTCGCACGATTGGCTGGGGCCACAAAGTGGTGCATGAAGATAATTTTGAAGATGGTAAAACATACACAAAAGAAGAATTACAAAAAGTATTTGATAAAGATTTAAATAAAGCAATTGGTCAAGCAAGAATGTTGATGGAAGAACATGGTGTCGCTGATTTGCCTACAACCGCGCAACACACCATTACCGAAATGGTATATCAACTTGGAAAATCAGGCGTGTCCAAGTTCCGTAACATGTGGAAATGCCTGCAGGACCGAAATTTTGAAGGTGCAAGTCTAGAGATGCTAGACTCGAAATGGAATCGTCAAACTCCAAATCGCTGTAAAAAATTATCGGATCAAATGAAATCATGCGCCTAGAAAACTTTTTTACTTATTTTAAAAATCAACTAAAAGCTAGACAAGATACCATAAGACAAGCTATATGTAGTGGTGTAAAAGATTGGGACGAATATCGGTATCTGACTGGTAAACTTCGCGGTCTTGAAGAAACTGAACAGGAACTCACGGACCTGCTGAAGAAAACGGAGCTAGACGATGACGACTAAACCTAAATTAATTGTACCAAAACACGTTTGGGATGGTGCAGAAAAACAAAAAGAAAAAAAAGAATTAGAAAAGATTCCAAAACCTGTTGGTTGGAGAATAGTTTTGTTTCCTTTAAAATTAAAAGGTAAAACAAAAGGTGGTGTTATTCTTACTGATGAAACAGTAGAAGAGTCACAAATAACCACAAATATTTGTAAAGTCTTAAAGACTGGATCTTTATGTTATAAAGATAAAGAGAGATATCCTGATGGGCCTTGGTGCAAAGAAGGTGATTGGGTTATAATAACTCGTTATGCTGGATCTAGAGTAAAGATTGATGGCGGTGAGTTACGTATTATTAACGAAGATGAGATATTGGCAGTCGTTGATGATCCGAGAGATATTTTGCCAGCTAACATAATGTAACATGGAGAATTCTATGCAAGAACAAACACAAAATGACAAAATGGTACCGATAGATACCTCGGGTGAACCTGTCGAAGTGGAGTTAAAAGAAGAAGGTCAAAAAGAAGAAAAGGTTGTAGAATCTGAAATTCAAGTTGAACAGGTTTCGCAAGAAGCGCCAAAAGAAGAAGTCAAACAAGAAGCTAAAGAAGAAGAACTTGAAGAATACTCAGCTTCAGTAAAAAGACGTATTGACAAACTTACTAAAAAAATGCGTGAAGCGGAAAGACGCGAACAAGCGGCTGTTGACTATGCAAAAAAAGTAAAAGAAGAGGCTGATAAACTCAAATCGTCAAGCGTAATTCAAAATGACTCTATGCTTGTTGAAAGAGAAAAAGCTTTAGTTAATCAAAAAGAATTTGCTAAAAGAGCAATGGAAGCGGCTGTTCATGCACAGGACGTAGAGAAACAAGTTGCTGCTCAACAAGAAATAGCTCGTTTAACTATAGAAGATGAACGTTTAAAAGTATCAAAAGCAAAAGCTTTACAAAGAAAAGCTCAGTTAGAGGCTGCTCCAAAAGAAGAAGTTGAACAGATAATTAATAATCAACCTGGAGAACAAAGACAACCTGATCCAAAAGCTGTTGCGTGGGCCGATAAAAATGATTGGTTTGGCACAGACAATGCCATGACTTACACAGCTTATGACATACATAATCAACTTGTTAGAGAAGGTATTGACGTAGCGGATGATGACTATTATACTGAAATTGATCGGAGAATCCGAAAAGAGTTTCCCCATAAGTTTTCCGACGGAGGGGATGTAAATCGACCGAAGCAAAAAGTTGCTGGAGTTGTAAGAAAATCGGCAACAGGCCGCCGCACTGTGAAACTCACACCCTCACAGGTAGCTATCGCAAAAAAACTTGGTGTGCCACTTGAAGAGTACGCAAAACACGTGAAGGAGGCGTAATAT